GTTCACGCCCAACCCCCCACAGGCCGCGGCTATCGCCCTGGCCTTCCAACGTGAACGCGGGATCGTCCTTCCAGAAAGCAAGGTCAAGGGACAGCGGAAAGCGATCATGGAAATGCTGGAAATGGGGGTAACGGCGCAACACGTGGCTGAGGCGACACGGAAACTTATCGAGGATGGTATGACGATTGCGGACCTGTTCAGTGTGTCGAAAACCGCGCAGGCGCTTGCCAATGAGCCAAACGTAGAAATGACGAGGTTATTATGATCACAGACACGATCGATTTTGCCCGTTCCTATGCCGTTGGTGGTATGCAGTCCTTCCCCTGCAAACCGCATGACAAGACCCCGCTTGTCCGATGGGCGGACGTTGCCACCACCGAGGATAACATGCTCTTGGGATGGTGGGATACCAACCCGACCGCCAATATTGCCATAGCAACCGGCAAGCGCTCGGGGATCGTGGTATTGGATGTCGATCTCGACCACGACGGCTATGAGAGTTTGCAAACATTACAGGATGTTTATGGGCGTCTGCCTGAAACGCCTGTTGTATTGACAGGGAGCGGCGGTGAACATATTTATTTTCAGCATCCGGGTTTTGAAATACGAAACAGTGCCGGTAAATTGGGACGTGGACTGGACATCCGCGGCGATGGCGGTTATGTGGTCGCCCCTCCATCCATCCACCCTAACGGGAAAAAATACGAATGGGTGAAACCCCCGTCAACATCATCGTTTGCTCCCATGCCCGAATGGATGATCGAATTGTTGCGCGAGAAAAATGTTATCTCAGAGCCTCAGCCGGGGACGGGCAATTTTGTCAGTGGCGAGCGTAATAACGCGCTCACGAAAATGGCCGGCGCGATGCGCCGCAAGGGATTTGACGAGGATGCGATTTATCAGGCATTATTGATACACAACCAGAAACGGTGTTCCCCTCCGCTGCACGACGGCGAGGTATTGCAGATCGCCCGTTCGGTAGCGCGTTATCAGCCTCAGGATGAGCCGGTCGTAACGGCCGTGATACCCGATGCCTGGGACGTGATCGAAAAATTGGAAGCGGAGATCATAGAACGGCAAAGGAACCCGGTCGATGTATGGGGCATTCATTACGCATGGGATTTTCTCTCCCTGATAACGGGCGGGAAACAGGCGGGGGAATTGATCATCCTTGCGGGCGAGCCGGGCGTGGGAAAATCATGGTGGGCGCATCAGGATGCTTTATTTACGGCGCTTGGGTCGCCGAAAAAGAAAATCCCATCAACCCCCGTCCTGGTCTGGTCCGGGGAGATGCCGCGCAAACAGGTATTCCGCCGCTTTTTCGAGATGCTCGGAGTTCCCAAACGTCACATGCTCACAGGCCAAATGAGTGATACCGACTGGCAATTTTTCACCGAGGCAAAGGCGCTTATCGTCAATTCCCCGATTTATGTTTCGGATGCGCCGCTGGATCTGAAATCCGTTCGCCCGATGCTGGAACGCGAGATCGGAGAACATGGGGTCGAGCAGGTCGTTTTTGACTACGACTGGCTCATCAATGCGCCCGGACAAAGCGAGATCGAGCAGTCACAGAACATCAGCCGCGGCCTGAAACAGTTGGCGCGCGAACTTAATGTATCCATCCTGCTGGTATCCTCGGTCAACAAAATGGGCATGGATTCGGTCAGCGAACATGTTACAAAATCTAATGTCAGTGGGAGTTCAAAGAAGCTTCATGACGCGGATGTGATCTATATCCTAACCAAGTTCAACGAGAAGAGGAATGGAGACACCTCCATTATGCCGTCTGAATATGACAAGATCGCCACCCTGCATATTAAAAAGGGACGCGAACTGGATTACCACGTCCCGAACGGCGCGATCAATTACATGCGCGAAACACCCAACCCTAAATTCAGGGAACTGAAAAAGACAGATGATAGGAATATCCCTGACTGGCTCAAACGAAAGGATTTAGCATGAATACCACCATCCGCGAACTGACCGACGAAGCGCACGAGATACTCCAGAATATCCGTGATTGTCCGGAACTGACCTATCAGCAACGGAATGAACTGATGGAACTGGTCTATCAGGATGTCAACCAGAAACTAACGCTGGCCCGCGATATGCTCTACGCGTGGAGCGGCATGAAAACAAGCGGCGAAAACGCGCCGCGCGCAGAATGAATGGAGGATGAAATGTCCCCGATGTATTTCAAATGTTCGTTGCCGAAGTGCGACAACCCCGCGCCGAACCTGAACAGCCTGTGCCCGGAACACGCGGAACAGGCGCGGCAGGATGCGGAAGATCGAAAATACCGCCGCATATTGGACAAACTGGAACGCGACCCAATGCCCCACAAGGGCGACAGGAACAGGAAAAAGAAAGGAAATATATTGAGTCGTTGAAAGGAAAAGTTCTTGCCGACTGGTGTCCGCTTTCCCAGCCATGCCATGCGGACGTACTACTTAAACTTGCGAATCAGAAAGGATAGTAACGATGCTGAGGATTTGGATTTTCTTTTGTTTATGGGGAAAATATCATTATGAACACCGAATAGATGCGTCACTGGCTTGGGAGTTGGCGGGAATATTTGCCGAGCATGATGATGAGTTGTCACAGTGGCAGGAAGTGAAAGGATAGGACAGTTATGATAACCATTGGTGGAATTCGACAACGCATAAACAAGGTCACATATCTCGGGGGCGGGTATAAACTCGGCGTCCCCTATGTGGACGTGACCGCCGTGTTCGGGACGGAGATCAAGCACTGTACCTCGTGCGGCTTCCCCACCCGACACGACCAGAACGCAAGCGGCGAATGGATCTGCTGCTGTGGCAACGTCCACATCGACGAGGGCGAGATCGAGCGCGACATTGAATGGCTTAGAGGCGGCGATGAACTTCGCTGAATTGCAGGATACCGCCAAGTTCATCATCCAGGCCGTGGCCGTGTTGTTCGTGGTCGTTGTGGCCTGGGTGACGCTGAGGAACGGGCGATGAAGTTTATATCATTGTTTGCGGGAATTGGAGGTCTTGATTTGGGCTTGGAACGTGCGGGAATGGAGTGTGTCGCCCAAGTCGAGATTGATGACTTCTGCCAAAAGGTACTTAAAAAACATTGGGCGAATGTCCCAAAATATAAGGATGTGCGTGATGTCGGAAAACACAATCTACCAACAGCAGACCTTGTTTGTGGAGGATTCCCTTGCCAGGATGTCAGTCTCGCAGGAAACAGGGCGGGGCTTGAAGGCAAAAGAACAACTCTCTGGACTGAATACCACAGAATCATTTGCGAGATTAGACCAAAATGGATACTGGCTGAAAACGTACCAGGACTTTTATCAAGCGACAATGGGCAATTCTTCGGAAAGGTTCTCAGGGACTTGGGCGAAAGCGGGTATCATGCAGAATGGCAGAGTGTTTCAGCGCTACTCTTTGGTGCATCTCACACACGAGAGAGAGTTTTCATTGTGGGCTACCCCGCTAGTCGGTATGATAATTGCGGAGAGATATTCACTAAAGACTTCTTACAAGCATTATCTGGAGCGCAGGCAAACACATATCACCCAGCAATTCAGGGACGCCCGAATGTGGGCGCATGGGTTCAAGCCACTGGATACAGTTGGGAAAATGCCGCCAGAGTTTGCGGAGTGGATCATGGGGTTTCCGCAAGGGTGGACAGACTTAGAAGCCTCGGAATCGCCGTAGTTCCCCAAGTGGCGGAGTTTATCGGTAATTGCATCATGCAGGCGAAGGCAGGGAACGATGAGAGACACTAGATTTCACTGCCCGCAATGTGGTGAGAGACTCGTCAATATCTATCGCACCACAGGCAAGCCGCAAGATATATCCAGGTCATACTGCCTTCGGTGTAAGATAAGGGTTAGTAACTCGTATTTATTCAATATGGAAAGACTGGAACAGAAAAGAAAGGCAAAAGACAATGGGAATAATTTATAACTGCATGGCGATATTGTTGACGTTGGTTTTCCTTTTCGCCGCGTTCTACGTTTTAGGCGTGGCGATGAGGGACAAATGAAGCGCCTGCTGATGTTCGTCATGGGGCTGACGTGCGCGTTACTGGCGTATCTCATCGCGGGATACGTCAAGGAATATCTGAAAGGACAATAACGAAATGAATACAGGATTGTTCGACCAAGTAAAGTTATTTATCAAGAAGATCGACCCTTCAAGCTGGCCCGCTTTTATCATGTTCGCGGTTGTATTGATCGCGGCAGGTGCGTTGAACTATCACGGAATGGAACCCGTTAACGGAAGTTTTATAGCCGTCGCTGTTTCGATGTTTTTCGGTTTCGGCGTGCTGTCATGGCATATTGTCGAGAGCCGCACCGATGACAGCAAATTCCAGGAGGATGTAGCGCAGTCCGTCAAATGGATTAATGTAATCCTCGACGGTCTGTTGTTGGTTATAAATCTGTTCAGGGCGCAGTTACACCAGGTTGTTTTCGACGGCTTGACCCAATGGGATACATCCGCCTATCTGATCGTCGGCGTTTCAGCCGCATCCCATGTGATCGGGTTCCTGTTGTGGACACAGAACGACCCTAAACGTATCACCCGCAAGGAACTGGAGCGCGGATTGAGCGATATAACACATCGCTCTGATCGTGCCAATATCGCCATCGAGAAAACATCGCTCGAACTCAAGAAGCGAAAATGGATCGAAGATCGGGCGACCGAACTTCGCAAGGAATATGCGAATGTACCTGGGGTGAATGTCGATTCCATGATCGCTGAAATGCGCCGCAATGCGTTGAAGGAATTTCAACAGGAGCAGGCTGCCGACGATGGTAAAGCCAAGAAACAACAGCAGGTACCGCCGTTACGCCCTATCAACCAGAACGCGGCAGAGACGGACGCGCCGAAGGATTTTACGAACCGCCAAAGCCAGAAGTAGCGGCGGCGGCGGGTGAAACTACCACCAGGCTAGTGGCTGAGAGTGACCAAGACGCTATAGCGGCTGCCCTCACCAATCCTAGTGGCAGTCAGGAACGTTTCAAAAAGCGATGGATAGAATTCGATTGCCAGAAAGGCGTACATCATGGAAAATGGTCAACCTACGAAAACAAAAAGCGAACAAGAGTTAAAGGTGGATATATCGGGCGATTCTCCGAAGTTGTCAAACTCGGAGCCTATGCCACTAGGCGTGTCACCGAGTTCCCCTTCACGCACAACTGCCACTATGCTGACCGCTTCGCCAAAGACTTACAAGAATGCGGAATTACAAGCATTGCGGTTGAAGATTGGCCTAGTGGCAGGCGCATTAGCGGACTTTCAGAGCGCGGGCGGGATGATCGTAATGGACGAAGTGGCCTACAAGAAGGCTAGTGGCAGTGAAAATAAGGCTATAAAGTTGCTTTTGTTTATTCGTGATGCTGACATAGTGGCTGAAAGAACGCCAGACGGCATTGACTTTGACCTAGTGGCTGAAATAGCAGAAAGCGAGAGTGAGAAATGAAATACAAAAGCGCATTAGATCAACTTTTCGCATGGTTGAGCGAAACCAACGGCGGAAACCCCATTGTCATAAATGCCACTCAAGAGTTGGCACGGCTTCGGGCGTTGGAAGAAGCGGCGCGGGAATATATTTATCACATGCAAAACGGTTCTCGTCGCAAACTCGCTGACGCCCTCGACGAACTAGACAAGAAAGACGAGGCGAAATGAATAATACATATTTACGCTTATGGTCAAAAGTGTATTTACTGTTCGCCTTATTTACACTATCCGCCCTCGCCTGCGGAACGGCGACAACCCTGCCGACAGTCGATTCTTCGCCTGTTCCCGCCACACAGGACGCTTCCACGCCATTTTCAGGCACGGAATGGGAAAATACCTCGCCGCCAACCCGAACGGCTGTCCTGGCGATAACGGGATGCTGGAACATCCGTGAGGGCGCGGGGGTGGCGTACCCGTCGCTGTATGTGCAATGCGGCGGAACGGTGGAGTTCGTCCACTGGGCGGATAACGGATTTATACGCATCGCTGGCGGCTACATCTGCAACCGCGCCGTTGACGGTGGAGAGGAGTGCGAGTAATGAACATTACACAAGAAGAATTGTCTAGCAGGTTGAATAAAAACGGATGGGCGTGGCATCTAGTCTCTAATATTACGCCCGGAGTTATTCGGATTCAAATGGCAGATGATGGAGAAGAGGAAACAGGATGGCGAAAATGTGTTGAAGCGGCAACTCTTGAAGACGCTGTTATGGAAGCAGAGAAGTTGGTCAATAGTATCAATGCTTATGATTATGGAAGGAAAAATCATGGAACCGATGAATTTCAAACAATCGAATAAAGATTTATTAAAACCTGAGGGATGGACGGATGAGGAGTGTGCAACACTTCCCGTGTTCACAGATGGTAAACAATGTATTTCATTGTGGAAAATGACGTGGAGAGAACGATTGTCAGCCTTATTGTTCGGCAAAGTCTGGTTGTTTGTGATTAGCGGTCAGACTCAACCTCCTGTGGGATTGTTGGTGAACAAAGATATTTTTGAATATTGAGAGGAGTGCGAGTGATGCCAAACATGCATTGTGAAAAATGTGGCGTTGATTTTGATAGGGTGTTGGTTCTATCACTTGCCATTGCGTTCGGGGCAAGTACAAGAGACCCCAACGTATGCACCGATGACGGCGAACACGATTGGACAAGTGAAGTAAAAAAGGATACTGGAGAGGAGTGCGAATGATGGAACAACTTGATTTTTCGGATCGTGTCATCGAACTTCCCGAACGGCTGGACTGCAATTATCACGGCTGGTATGAGTGGCAGGCGTATTACGAGGATCGTGAGATCGTCGAAATGCTTGACGAGCAGGGGTACATAGATTGTCCGCTGTGTCTTGCGGGGATGGTGGGTATCGAATGAGACCGGGACACACGGATAAGGCGCAGATATTCCGTTTCTACTGGCAGGTGAAGGCTGGACTGAGCGCGCCTGAACCGGCGGAGGAATATAACTTCGATGCGGAACTCGGGCGCAAGCACAGATTTGACTTTGCCTTTCCAGATCACAAGATTGCGGTCGAAGTTGAAGGGAATGCCTGGAATGTTCCGGGCGGCGGCAGGCACATGCAGGACAGCGATCTGGAAAAGTACAACATTGCTGCGTCGCTCGGATGGAAGATTTTCCGTTTTTCACCGAAGATGCTTGAAAACGATCCTGTTTCTTGTATTGAACTGGTGGTGAAGGCACTGAAAAAGGTGACGGCATGAATATACCTACTTACAAAGAGGCGCTTGAAAGGCACGAAAATCCGCTTGACGTTTTTGTTTCTCGTTGGGAACCCGCTGAAAAGGGAAGTTATAAAGAGTTCTTTAGGGAGGATTTGCAGGCGTTGATCGACTACATTGCCGAACAAACAGAGGCGCGGCAGGTGCGCGAGGAGGCAGGATGAGCGAGGCACAGGCGCCGTCCCTGACAGAGGACAGGGCAGATCATCACAGGCGGGCGGCGGTGGTGAACATCGAGCAGGCGGGAGCCAGTCTGTGGCGGGCGGGCTTCCATGCGTGGCGGATGTGGGGTTTGTATGAGAGGTACGCGCTCAAGGCGATAGCCGAGGACGCAAAAAAGGACGTTGCCAGTATCGAGAACTACTGCCATGCGTATGACCTGTTCGCGGACCTGGCGCGATTCGGAATCGCTTCCGACGTCAGGCACTTGCGCCGCAACCTGACGCCCTCACACTTCTGGCAGATGTGGAGCCTGCGGAACACGCACCCTTATAAAGTGACGCTTGACAAATGCCTTGTGTATTTATCGCTGGCGTCTTTGCATAACTGGACGGTCAATCATATGCTGGAGGAGATGCGCAAGGCGCTGAGGCTGGACAGGTCGCCGCGCAAATGGGGGACGCTGGTGCGGTCCTTGCGGGTATTGGCCGAGGAGGTGCTGGTAAGGGACGAGGCGTCGCAGAAATTGCAGTCACTGGCGCGGAAACTATTGAACGAACTGGAAATCTCCGACGGTTAAGCGGACATGGAAACTTGTTTGTTCATCCTTCTGATGATCACCCTGTTGGCTCTCGTTTTCAATGAGGGCAGAGCCTATGAAATATTTAGGCAGAATCACAAGGCCGAAATCTCCGACGGTTTCGGGCAGTCTGTGAGTGTGGTGTGTCCCGATTGCAGAGAGCCAACGATGTATCTAGCGCATCCTGGTGATTTCCGTTGCAGTAATTGTGACGGATAATATACAAAATGTGTGAATTATCCGATATGGAAAAAGTGATATAATTAAGGACATACACAAGGAGTAAAAAATCATGCAATTAGACCCTGAACAAATCATGTTTGTAGGTCTGCTGGCTTCGGCAGCCGTATTCGTGTTGAAGTTACTGGCTGATTGGTTCGGATACCAGCCTGGGCGCGGTCCTTTGACCGTCGCCTTATTCGCTGTATCTGTTGTGCTGGCGGGAATCTGGTCAGGCGTGTTCCTTCCGCCGTTCCCGCCCTACGCCGATCCGCTCTCGTTTGCAAATGCGGTATTACAATGGGTGGCGGAATTACTGGCAATGGCTACCCCCGTTGTTGGTATGGCAACGCTCATCTATAACATTTTATATACCAAAGTGTTCGAGCCGTTGCGGGCCAAGTTCAACAAATAACTCACGAACCACCGTCCGCCGCCTAACAGACCGAGTCCAAAGGCGGTTACAGCCGGGCGCGAGTTGCGGCGGGCGGTTGTTCCCATAATTCAAAATGATCATTCACCCATTCTTTGTAGCGGCGGCGTTGTTCTATTCCGCGTATGTCTGGTGGGTGACGCGCGGCGCTGAGATACGCATGGACACGCGCATCTTTGCGGCGGTGTTCGCGGGCGAGGGGATACTCTACCTGGTGTTTTGGGCGGTCGAGATACCCATCGAAGCGCGGGCGGTGTTCGTCCGCGTCTCGCTGATAATGATCGCGCTGTCCCAGGCGATCCCCCTGCACATCTCCTACAATCGGAGCAAACGTCGATGAATCTATCCGAGGCCATCGTTATCGTACTCATATCCCAAGTGCCTATGGCGCTATTAGCCATAGTACAGGGATTGCGGCGGCTCAAACCCGAGGTCAAGAAACTGGATGCTGAAACGCAGTCCAGTCTTGGGGATGCGGTCGAGGGCGTGGGTAAAACGTTGACCGAGGCATGGAAACGGATCGATATTCTGGAAACGTGGAAGCGTGAATCACAGATCGAGATCGAAAACCTGAGGAGTGAACTGCGCCGTTTTGAACGCGCCTATGGACGCGCAATCAAGTACATCAATCGGAAATTACCGGGTGAGGATATACCTGATTTCATGGATACGCAGGAACTTATAAACAGGGCGGGAAAATGAAACTAACAGACACGCGATTATGGCAGGCAAAGACGTTCGAGGATTTCCAATTCCGCCTGGGGCTGGACGAGAACGAGAACGGGCGCGAGCAGAACCGCCGCCGTCATTTCCGGCAGTTATACGACGGTGCGGACATTGCCGACCGTGCCTATGTCCTGCAAGCCTATGTCACCCCCAACCCCGCCTACGTGCTGGGGATGGACGATTCGCATTGGGGCGGCGTATTGGATTTCACCAATACCTACGCGCGCGGGATGCGCTTCGCGTGGTTCAAGTGCGTGGATGGTACGGTTCCGACGCGCTATTGGGATGTCAACCATCCCGCTTCGATCAAGGCGGGGCTTCTCACTGGTAGTTATGGGTGGCTTTACCCGAACAATAAGGTTTCCTGCAAATTACAGGCGGCGGCGTATTGGGACAGGATAAAGAATGTACCCAAACAGTTACCGCCTGTTATTGATTTCGAGTGGACATATTGGGGCGGGTCGCCTGCGTTCCCGAATTACAGCGATCTCGATCTGTGGGTGACAGAGTTCACTCGCTTGAACGGTATCAAGCCGGTGCTATACACGGCGGCGGGATACATGAATCAATTCGGAGCGATGCCCGCCGCATTGAAGGCGAAGTTTTCCTTCTTCTGGTTCGCAAATTACGGCACATCCAAACCGACATTACCGACTGGATTTACGACGTGGGATTTCTGGCAATGGGCTAGTACATTGGAGCAGGCGTATTACGCGCCGTCCAGTGTGGGGAAAAAGGAACTGGACGGGAATTATTTTAGTGGCACATTGCAGGAATTACAGCAAATAGCAGGCGGCACGACGCCACCCCCGCCGCCGATTGGAGGCACGATGAAATACGGGACTGTGGTAACGCCCGGATTGAACATCCGCACGGGACCGGGCACGACCAATGCGGACATCGGCGACCTGTTACAGGGCGACGAGGTGATATCCGATTCGCAGTCCGCGAACTGGTGGCACTTGACGGACGCCAAACGGAATGGTGTTGCCGTCAAGACCGTCAACGGTCAGACGGTAGCCGAGCGCAGCGACGTATGGGCGGCGTATCAATCGGGGACGGGAACAACGATTTATATACAGGGACATGCCGCGCCGCCGACCGAACCCCCGCCGCCAACGGAGGACAGCGTGCATATGACACTGGACGTCATTGTGGATGTAAACGGGAAGAAATATGGAAAAACATACGAGAATCAGGAGTTGCCGCCGCTGTGACAACAATACTTCTTGGAGCGCAAAGATTTCATGTGATGTTCGTGGATGAGCGTGAACTCATCCACGATGGTGATCCTCATGTCGGGCATATATCCTATGATAAGTCCAACATACGGATTTCGAGGGAGCTTGACGAATACGGCAGGCGGGTTACGTTGTGGCATGAACTGCTACACGCCATCATTGCACAGGCAGGGCGTGAAAATGACAGTGTGTCAGAGCAGGATATTGAAGCGCTGGCACATGGCATTGTAGAGGTGTTGGAACGCAACAAAGGAAAGATATGACGATTGACGTAAGCATTGTTGCGCGGGTGGCGGTGCAGAGCGTGGAGGTCGAGCCTCCGCCAGTGCCGACGCGATATGTCGGGTACAGGTGGCTGCATGGCGCCGAGGGCGGGCGTATGCCGCCGTTGGGGATGCCTGAGGTTGTCCCGCCGATAGAGACGCGGGCGCTGGAAATGACGCAGGCGATCCAGTTAATGTCATGGGATCTGATGAGGTACTTCTGTCCGCCGATGGAGCCTAAAAAGTGGCGCGCGGCGCATAGGCACGACCGTGCCATGAACAACGGCGACCAGAACGGTTACGACGGGGGAATAGCACACGCGGACTGGATAAATAATCTCGACCTGAAAGCGACCCTGCCGCGGTACGACAAGATGCAGCGGGGGTTCGGCGGCACGTTCTTTCGGGCGGTGGATGAGGGCGACCGTCTGCGCTGCGACCCAGGGGTGCATGGCATAGACGCCACAAGAGCATTACCATCCATCGAAACAATTGTGGCAAATAACTGGTTCGTGTACGGCGTGAGTATCGGCGTCAACGATCCGGCGCGGATAAGCCACTTCCCCCAGGCGTATTACGACGGTATCGGGTATCCGCTGGTCTATCCGTTCATCTTCGACCGTCCGATCTACTTCCGCAAGGATGAGGCCGAGCGATGGGTGGGTGATACACTGCCCGACCCGTTGAAGATATACCGCACGAGTACGACGGTACGCAAGCCGCAACCAGATTTTTAACGAAACTGGAGAATAAATGTCAAAACTTGTGCCTTTTGAAATAACGGAAAAATGTGACAACTGCGGCAAAACTGGAGCTTTTGATTTCATGGGTGACCTGTATTGTCCTGATTGTTTGAAAAGTTGCGAGGATTGCGAGGATGTTTTTGTGATCGACCTCAACATTCCGCGTGATGAACAAAGATATTGTCTTGATTGTTTGTAACCTCAAGCGCGGGGCAGCGCAGAAAGGTGAACTTTGATAATTAAAGACACGCTGCTGGTTGTATTGAGCGACCTGCACAGCGGGGGCAGCACGGCGCTGACGCCGGGCAAGTTCTGGCGGTTCGACACGGAGCGCAACCATACGCCCGGCAAGGTTGAACTGGAGATGTTCGAGTTGTTCAAGAGGTGCGCGGCATATGTCAAGAAGCAGCGCAAGGATAAGCGTGTGATCGTGGTGCATAACGGCGATGCCATCGAGGGGTACCACCACAACACCACCCAGGTATTGACGGTGAACTTTCTTGAGCAATGCAGGATACACGAGGATTTGATGGATACCTTCCTGAAAGGCGCGGGCTTCGACCGCCGTAAGGGTGACGCGCTGTACTACGTCAACGGGACCGAGACGCACACGGGCAATTTTGAGCGCGAGATTGCCCGCAACATGGGCGCGGTGCCCATGGGTGAGGACAGGGAGGTATGGGATTTTCTCGACTTGAACGTGAACGGAAAAAGCATCTGGTTTTACCATCACGGCAAGACGCGCGGACGCGGCCCGAACGAGGGCAACGCTATCCGTAACTATCTGCGGGACACCTATTACAACCAAAAGAATCGAGGGTTGTGTGTCCCTGATGTGTTGATTACCAGTCACACGCACGGGCATACCTATGTGCCTTTTGCGGTTCGGGACGGCAGGAAGTTCCATGTCATGCACGCGATAGTCACCCCGTCATGGCAGCGCAAGACGAGATTTGGTCACAAAGTGGCGGCGGCAGACCCGAACGAGATAGGCGCGACGGTTTTGTATATCAGTGCGGCGGGCGACATAAGAACGCCGCCGCATTTCGAAACGGAGATATATGAGTAACAGGATTCATGCTGATGTCACCTGCTTGTGCGGCGAGTACGAGAGGCTGCACGGCGCGGACTGGCTGGATTTCGAATGCAGCTGTTGTGGCGGCTGCGTGGTGATGGAAACGAATGATATGGTGCAGGATGTGAAGCGATGAGCGAAGGCAAGAAACTGACGCCGAAACAACGACTGTTTGTAGACTACTACTTGCAGTGTTTCAACGCGTCAGAAGCCGCACGCCGTGCTGGATACTCCCCAAAGACAGCCAGGCAAATAGGACAGGAAAACCTTACAAAACCTGACATTCAGGCTGAAATACAGGAACGGCTCAAGGAAGTCCACATGAGCGCCGACGAAGCGCTGAAACTGCTGGCTGACATGGCGCGCGGTGACGTGGCGCAGATCATGGAAATATCCAGCGTCGGCTTCAATCTGAACATGAGCAAAGCACAGGAAAAAGGATTGACGCGGCTGATCAAGAAGGTCAAGCAAAAGACAGTGACACACATTGCCAAGTCCGAGAGTGACGAAGATCGCGAGGTCGTTGATTTGGAAGTAGAACTATACGACGCACAGGCGGCGCTCGACAAGATACTGCGCGTGGCTGGCAAATACAAGGACTTGGGGAGCGAGGAGAATCCTTTGAGTGTTGTCGTCAAACGCGTCGGTGTGGATGTGGAAAAACTGTGACGTATACAATCGAATACTCGCCTGACCTTGAGGTAGCCGACTTCATCCCCTACGGCGGCAATTATGAATTTATGTATTGCCATGACCCCGAGGTGATACTGGAAGGCGCTGCGGAAACAGGCAAGACGCTGGCTGCCTGCTGGAAATCTCACCTGCTATGTACCAAGTATTCAGGCACACAAGGAGCGATAGTGCGTAAGACACAGACCAGCATTTACGGGTCTGTGTTGCAGACATTCGAGAGGGTGATAGCCGACTCGCCTGTGCGAAAATACGGCGGTGAAAAGCCTGAGAAGTACGTTTACCCGAACGGCTCGGTGATATGGGTCGGCGGCATGGATAACAGGGATCGCGTCTTATCTTCGGAGCGTGATTTTATTCAAGCATGTCAGACTGAGGAGTTCAGCGTTGACGATTGGGAATACCTGACCACCCGTACTACTGGACGCGGTTCTGTTATTCCGCATCCGCAGTTATACGGTGACTGCAATCCTGCTGGATCGCTTCATTGGATACGACAGCGGTCAAAAGTCGGCCACCTGACATTGATACACACGACACACAGGGATAACCCGACGCTTTACGATCCGTCCACAGGGGAACTGACAAGGCAGGGGGAGCGGACAATGGCACAACTGGCAGCGTTGACGGGCGTGAGGCGCAAGAGGTTATTCGAGGGTATATGGGCAACGGCGGAAGGCGCGGTATATGACCAATTCGACCCGTCTGTGCATGTCAAGGTACGCAGTTTTTCAGAGATGAAAGCATGGTATCTGGCGATGGACGAAGGGTACACCAACCCCGCCGTGATCCTGCTGGTCGGCGAGGACAGCGACGGACGCACCCACACCTTCAAAGAATGGTACGAGCGCGGCAAACTGCAAAGCACGGTGGTCGAGAAGGCCAAAGAGTTTTGTGATTGGGTGTATGAGCAAAGCGTCGCTTATTATCTGTCGCTGGGCGATACGGAAATCGAGGCCAAGAACAAGGCGCTCAAAGTCAGCCTTGTTTCTGTTGACGCGGCGGCAGCGGGGTTGGTCGCTGAATTACTGGATGCGGGGCTGCCAGCCATCGGCGCAAAGGGACGTGTACTGGACGGCATCCAGCGGATGCAGGACAGGCTCAAGGTGCAGGGTGATGGACTGCCGAGGGAATCAGTTGACCCGTCCTGTATCAACACGATCAACGAATACGAGTCATACGTCTGGAAAAAGGTGACATCCACAGGCATCGTCAAGGACGAGCCGCAGAAGGAAAACGATCACGCGATGGACGCGCGCAGGTATCTTGAGGAACTAATCGGCACAACCAAGACCGAAATGGTTGACATATCCGCAATGGATTGGTGAGGTGAGGCATGGGAATATTTGACAATATAAACCACTGGATCGAGGAGCGCATACAGGGAGCGATATTCGGGCTGGATTGGGAGAACGATACCCGCCGCGTGGATATGAACAAGGCGCACGAATACAGGCAGGGCGAGCAACCCAGGACGATCAAGACGCTGGCCGGCAACACGGACGATAATGTGGTGGTCAACTTCACTGGCCTGCTGGTGGACCGCGCCGCCGCGCTATTGTTCGGCGCAGGTGTCGAGTTCGACCTGCCCGGCGACGGCGAACCGCCCGAACAGGTCTACGTCGATGCGGTCTGGAAGGCCAACAAGAAACACGAACTATTGATAGACATTGCCGACTACGGGGCAACCTACGGCACGGCATACTTCTACATCAACCCTGACGGCGTGGTGGAACAGGGCGAGGTATACCCTGAGATCAACACGCTCGACCCGCGCTTTGTCAAGATCGTGACCGAGCCTGAGAACTACCGCCGCGTGGCGAAGTATGTCATCGAATACCGCATTGTGATAGACAACATCAGCCGCACCCGCCGCCGCGAGATCATCCCCGTCAAGCAGGCGGATGAGACGGACGGCGTGGAAATGATCACTGCCTGGCAGATCGTGAACTGGTTACAGGACGAGAACGGCATGATGGTGCTTGAAGGCACGGACGCATGGGAGTATCCATTCCCGCCGATCCTGCATTTAAAGAACATGCCTGAGGCGGGCAGCCAGTACGGACGCCCCGACCTGACGCCCGACGTGTTGCAGTTACAGGACGCGATCAACCGCGTGGTGTCCAGCACGAACAAGGCCATCCGCCTGACCGCCTTCCAGCGGCTTTGGGGTAAGTTCCTCGGGCAGGGCAAGCCGATCATGCTGGGTATGGATCGGATATTGTCGGTGGATAACGAGAAGGCGGAACTGAACGCCATAGACGCCGGCAGTAACTTCGAGGGCATGATCGCCTTCCAGAACGAACTACGCGATGCCATGTTCACCATATCGCGCAGCACCGACCCCCGCAGCATCAAGGATAAGGTCGGGCAGATCACGAACTTCGGCTTGCGGGTGCTTTACAAGGACAGCATAGACAAGCTGGAAACCAAGCGACGGTTGTACGGCGAGGCATTGCAGGAGTTGAACAGGCGCCTGCTGGTGCTGAATGACATGGAGCCTGACGCGGGCGAGATCGTATGGCATGACCCGCTGCCGCAGGATGAGAACGAACTGGTACAGGCGTACAAGTTCGACCTTGAGCAGGGTATTGTCAGCAAGCAGACCATACGCGACAAGCGCGGTTATGACAACGAGAACGAAGAGGAACGCATAGCGGCGGAACGCGAGGAAGCCAACGCCAACAACGAGAACGTCGGCGGCTTTGTGCTGCAAAACTTCAATCGCGGATTGCCGCCTGGACAGAATAGGCGCTAATGCCAGATATATACACCCTATCCCGCCAACTGCGTGACGCCGTTGAAAGACAGGACGCCGCCGAACTGGAACGCCTGACAAATGCGTACCAGGCAATGGTGGACGATCTTGAGGGCGACATAGACGCCTTGAGCCTTGAGATGGCGGGCGGCGAATTCACTGCCAAAACATTGGCGGAGTTGGACAGTTACAAACGGCTGATCCGCCGCGCCGATGAAGCCTTGCAGGAGTATTCCGAGTACCTGCTGGAAGAACTGGCATTGACGGCGGGCCTGTTCGTGACGCTGGGCGTGACCAATTCCAACATCCTTTTACAGCAGGCGGCGGCGGATGCAGGCGTGGAGGCGGGCGATATTACCAGTATCGATGACGAGGTGATAGCCGCGTTGAACCGCTATCTTGACGAGGGATCGCCGCTGTATGCGCGGCTGCTGCAATACGGCAAGACCAACGCCGACCGTATCAAGCAGGTGGTATTGGAGAGCGTGGCGCTGGGGCTGAACCCGCGCGAACTGGCGCGGCGCATCGTGGATCTCGGCTTCGGCTTCGGCCTGACGGACGCGCTGCGGATGGCACGCACATTGCAACTGTATGCCTACCGTGAGGCGACGCTGGCGAACTATCAGGAGAACAGCGACATCGTGAAAGGCTGGGTCTGGTCCAGCGCATTGATACCAGGCCGCACCTGTATGTCGTGCGTCAATATGCACGGCACGATACACGGACTGGATGAGATACTCAACGACCATCATAACGGGCTGTGTACCATGCTGCCGTACCTGGGCGACGATAACCCGATAGCGCAGGCGGGTGAGGCGTGGTTCGAGAAGCAGTCGAAGGCGGTGCAGATACAGATGATGGGCAAAACAAAATGGGACGCATGGCAGGCGGGCAAGGTTCGCATTAGCGACATGACGGGGACGCACGTTGATCCCGTCTACGGTGAGATGCGCTTCGAGCGCAGTCTCAAAGACTTGCTGGAGAATTGATGACAGAGAGAGAATACTGGATACAACTACGGGCGGCGTTATTGAAGCAGGTGCGGGCGCTGGAATTGCAGCGGGACGGGCTATTGCAGCAGGTGGCGGTGATAGAACGGCAGTTCGACATCGGGAGCAGGATGGAGGCCGTGAATATATTGCCGTCTGATACCATCGCGGGTATACTATCCAAAACACAGGAGAAAGGCGTATGAAATGCTCGCTATCATCATATTCATATCCCTGCTGCTGGTCATTGGTTCACTTCCTAACTAATACGGCTTCGCCATTTTTCCACGCTGTAATCGCTCCGCTCCAAGTTGCAAAACCGTCACGTTCGGCGGCGGCTTGCATTTCCTCTTTGCGCTTGTCACTCCTTTTTGTGCGTGTACTGTCTTTCCACTTCGGGTTATGCTTACGTTTCTTTTGCGTCATACAATCTCCCATGCTTCGGAGAAATCATCATCTCCAAATAAATCAGCAAGACCAGAGATTTGTTTCAAGCGCAAAACCTCATCGGGCTCCATGCCTAGCTCTTTGGCTATCTTCTGGTCGCTCCAATTGCGACGGGATAGCTCTTGCACGATCTCAGACATCTGCCCTACCTGATGCTTACCACGCGCCCGATTATGGCGGATGGTGGATGCAATGCGATCTGATCGGTCAGTACGTCCGGCGTTAACAACAACAACGGGCAAATGAGTAAGTCCAATTTCCTTTCCAACCAAATGACGATGGAAACCATCAACTACTTCATATTCGTCACCATTCTGCCAAACAACAACCGGCTGAGTAAATCCGTCTTCAAGGATGGACAGTTTAAGCAGTTCCATTTCAGGCTTTGCGACCGAGTTCGGATTATAGTCATTGGCATGAATTCTGTCGGATGGAACCCATTCCACAAAAGAAACTGGGTGCTGTTTCGTCCAATCTAAATCATGAGTTTCCATTCCTGTCTCCTTCGCTTCATCAATTTTGTATATTTCTCGTATGCTTCGGATTTGTGTTGGCTGAAAGATAATCCCTTGCACCAGTAATCATTCCGCAAAAGCGCCTTGCAAATTCGTTTCCAACTTGGAGCAGATTTGTCCAGCGGGCCATCATCGGGGATGCCATTTGGATAACCTCTGTCTTGATACCATTTCAAAAAAACGGCGATTTTATCTTTATAGTGTTCTGCGTGTTTCGGGGGAAGTGTATCAAGCAACATTATTGCGAAACTCTCCCACGTGTGTCCAGGCGGAAGAGACACTTTATTCACTCCAAGAATATTTCCAATTTCCTGAGCATACAAAGCTCCTTGATTTGCACCATTCACACGGGCTACAATCTTGCCCCATGTTTCAGGTTCGATGATGTGAAACAGCCATAAACCTTTGCGCTGATCGTCGCCGTATGGTTGGCATATTCTCATTTGGTGGAGCGTCAACCCTGCTTGATGCATGCGATCATAGAGTTTGTTATATGGCTTGTCTGGATTGCGTCCTTGCCAAATCCAAATATCTTTTGCTTTCCAATCATAAATCGGATAAGCGTTATAGAGACTTTCGCCGCACCACGTTGTCCACATATGGCCGTCAATCGTTTGCTTCTTTCCGCTGGCAATGGTACGCCATCTATTTAGGCTTTCATCTGTGCGGATGCCAACAAAACAAGCCGTCAATTTTCCTTGTCCGTACCAATGACCGAACGCAGGGACAAATTCTTCAAACTCCATTGCGTTTCTGAAAAACGGGAAATAATTATCGTCATTAATTGCCATCTCTGGCGGATTTCTAATCCACGCTTCTTCTTTCCCGCGTTCCCAGCAAACCCATTGCGGCTGATACTGGCTGACGGCGTTTCTCAGATGGATAGGCAAAGCGACCCAATAAGGCTCGATGTGTTCGGCGTACATATCGTAGCAAGTTTGGATGTGGTCAATCGTGAGTTTATATTGCCCTTCCAAATCCACAAACAGCACACCTATTTTCTTACCGCGTTTGATTGCTTCCGCCATTACTAAATGCAACATGACGGTTGAATCTTTCCCGCCAGAAAAAGAAAGGTAAATTTTCGGGAACGTGTCGAAAACATATTCTATTCGTTGTTTTGCGGCTTCGTAAGTTGTGATACCGAGTGATCTTTTATCCATTGGTTTACAAATTCCTTATCAACTCGCTGAATTTCTCCATCATCTGTGACTGTGCAAAAATATCGCTCTGTTTTCTTCCAGTTCTTGGGCGCGCTTACTTCATAAACATAACCGCTTTCAAGAATGTACCAAAGGAAAACGCCGCGCGAGCCTTTGCTGTTTGCTTTTTTATAATCTTTCTTTGCTTTTAGAAATTGGCGAGAATATCCGAATTTCGGATCAGTACCTACAATCATTGCGCTCCAGTAATCAGGCTTTGGTGCGCCAATCGCGTCTCCGAGACCTGTCGCACCATCGTTCAAAATGCCTGTCCAAAGTTGCATGTATTGAAAGGTATTATCTCCAATCGCTTCAACTTTGAGAGTTGCTTTCATTTCACAGGTACAAGCATGTCGCTCTCTACGCTTTCACCTGGAGCAACTACTTCCACGCCGCCATATTTTGACGATCCGATTTCGATTGTGTTGAATGCTTTTTCACATTCTTCCTTTGTGCCAGCGAGGATTATTGTTTGCGTATCGCCGAGCAATAGGTAGTAATTAGATCTGTTTGTAAATCTTTGGGTAATGGCTATATCTTTCATTGCAATCTCCTTTTGATTTGTTGATACCACGTATTAACTTACACCCCTATCTTACTACGAGTTATACAACGTGTCAAGGGTCTGGAGAGACCCATGGGATCGGGGTGCTGTCGTTGCCCTGGTAAAACTGTGATAAAATAGTCAAAACTAAATAGACCCGCCCGCCCCGCGTGATGCAGGGCAGCGGCAATAAACAGGTAAGCGCGAAAGCGGTCACTTGTGACAGTCTCAAAATGAGATTGTTGCGAGTGGCCGCTTTTTGCGTTTCCAGGAAAGGCGGCGAGATGCTAGAAGAAACCAAGAAAGAGGGCGAGACGCCCGAAGGCGAAGCGGTCGAAAAGGCTGCCGAGCAGGTGCATGAGGAAGTCAAGGGCGAGACGCCCGAGGAACTCAAGGCACGGCTGGCGGAGGCTGAAAAGAAACTAGCCAACAAAAGCGACGAGGCCGCAAGGCTTCACAAGAAAGTGGAATCTTATGATAGGCAGGAACAGGAGCGCAAGAAGGCGCAGATGACCGAGACGGAACGCCTGCAAGCCGAGCGCGACGAAGCCTTACAGAAGGCCACTGAGTTCGAAAGAAAGCAACACCAGAGGGACGCAGCCGAGAAAGTGGGGCTGCCGCTTGCGTTTGCTGATCGACTGAAAGGCGCGACGCCTGAGGAGTTGGAAAGCGATGCAAAGGCGCTGCTGGAAAGCCTGCCGAAGGCAAAGCGCGCCAGCGCCCCGCCATCGTCACCCGCCGAGGCACAGACCAAAGGCGTGACAGACGAGGACCGGAGAACGTTTCTCTTTGGTGGATAAACCACACGTTTAGAAACCCTGTTACAGGGTAGGAGAAACAACCATGGCACTTAACCTTTACGGCGATCTTTCAGGGATCGCCCAAGACATACAGGATAACGCCATCTTTGTCGTGCGCGAACTGGGACAGATGCAAGGTCTGATCCAGAACTTCCGTGACGCCAGCGGTGGAAATCCTCGTGTCGGGTACAAATACAATCAAGGCGTTGCCAAGAGCATTGGCGAGGCCGACGACCTGACCTCGGACAGCTTTACGCCTTCCGCGGATCAAACCCTGACGCCTGCCGAGATCGGTCTGCAGTTCTTCATCACCGATCTGCGCGCAGAGTCAGACGCCCCCGAAAACATCATCCGCGACGCTTCGCTCGAGTTGGGCTATGCCGCTTTGGATAAGGTCGAAACCGATCTTGTCGGCGATATCGCCTCATTGACGGGCGGGACCGTCGGCGCAGCCGGCACCGTGATCACATGGGGATATGTCTCGGCTGCCATCGCACAGGCCCGCAACGCCAACAAGACAGCGACCAAACCCCTGAGCGCCGTCATTCACGGATACCAGGCCGCTGTGCTTGCCAAGACCGCCTCGATTGCAGGCGCTACCCTGGCGCAGGCTCCCGGCGTGACCGAGGAAGTTACACGGCAGGGCATCCGCAAGGCGTTCAACTTCATGGGCGTTCCCATTTACCAGGTATTTGCCGCGCCCGATGCCAGTGACGACTTCACAGGCGGGGTATTCCCGCGTGAGGCGCTGGCAGTGGATTGGCGGCGCGCCATCCGTATCCGCCCCGAACGGGACGAATCGCGGCGCGGTGCCGAGTTCAATATGTCGGCGGTGTACGCTCATGGCGTATGGCGACCCACACGCGGCGTCCAGATGATCTTTGACGCAACCGCACCCACTTCATAAGGAGGTATGACATGAACCAGTTTACAGTTTCCAGTGTCATTCCTGATCCAGGCGGCGATAACAAAAAGCTATTCCTGTATAAGGCTCCGTCCGATAGTTTGGGCGGCGGTGTGCGCGTTCTTTCCGCCTCGGCGGTGAACGGCGCGGCCACCAATGCAGGCACGTCCTTCTCGTTCCAACTGCTCAAGTATTCCAACGCAGGCACCCCCGCTGTCAACGGCACCATCACGGCGGCCATCGGCGGGACGGCTGCGACCATTTGGGCGGATGCAGTCCCGCAGGCTTTCGTCGTGGACAGCGCACAGGCATTCCTGGACGCGGGCGAATGGCTCGTGCTGGACTATCAGGAAGATACCGCAGGCAACCCGACCAACGCAGTTGTGACCGTACACCTGCAATTCGGCAAATAACAAATATGGGACAGGCTAGGCAACGGGTGGACGCACACATGCCGAAAAGGACGCTCCCTCCCTGCCTGTCCCTTTTGGGAGCATAGAAACGAAGGGAGTACGTTTTGAAATTTACATGGCTTTCCAACGCGCCCTGGGCGAGTACGGGATATGGCGATCAAACCGCCCTGTTCCTGAAACACATCAGGGAGGCGGGACATAACCCCGCCATCATTGCTTTTTACGGACTGCATGGCGGCATCCTGCAATGGCAGGGCATGCCTGTATTCCCGAAAGGACACCAGGACTACGGGCAGGACATCGCCGCCGCGCATACCAAACAGTATGGAGCAAAGTACCTGTTTTCTTTGGTGGACGCCTGGGTATTCAACAACAGTCCGTTCTTTGACAGTGTGCGGGAGTTGAAGATCCGCTGGATACCCTATTTCCCCGTCGATTCGGAACCGCTGCCGCAGTTCGTCAAAGTGGCAGTGGAACGCGCATACAGGCGCATTGTATTCTCCAAACATGGCGCGAAGATGATGGAGCAGGCGGGATTGGATTATCACTACATCCCGCACGCGGTGGATACAAAGATATTACAGCCGCAGGACCGCGCTGAAAGTTTCGACAAGCTGAAACGGGCGGGTACGCCATTGCCCGAGGATGCCTTTATCGTCGGCATGGTGGCCGCAAACAAGGGCGCTCCAAGCCGCAAGGCGTTTACGCAGAACATCCAGGCCTTCATCGAGTTCAAACGCAAGCACCGCGACGCGGTGCTGTACCTGCATACCAGCCGAAGCGAGAACGGGGAATACAACGGCGTCAACCTGCCTGAGTTCTGTACGCTGATGGGGCTGGAGGTCGGCAGGGATGTATTTTTCCCCGATCAATACAGTTACTACCTCGGTTATCCAAAATCCTATCTCGCCAACCTGTATTCATTGATGGACGTGCATCTATTGGCTTCGACAGGCGAGGGCTTCGGCATCCCGATTGTGGAGGCGCAGGCATGCGGCGCTCCGGTCATAGTGGGGGACTGGACGGCCATGGGCGAACTGTGTTTCAGCGGGTGGAAGATACCGAAAGAGGAAAGCGAACCCGTCTGGACGCCGCTGGCTGCGTTCCAATTCACCCCGCGAGTGGGGGCGATAGTGGACGCGCTGGAACAGGCATACAGCAAGCGTGGTAATCCGCAATACAGGACGAAGGCGCGGCTGGGCGCTTTGGACTATGACGCGGATACCGTTGTAAATCGTTATTGGCTGCCGTTCCTCAAGCAACTGGAAGAAGATGACGAAGCCGCCGAAAAGGAACTGGCCGCCGTGCGTGATATGACGGGAAAGCGGGTGAGTGTAAATGTGTGATTGTAATTTGATAAGAGGAAACTTATATCAATTCCAGCATGAGGGTATTTGCGATAATTGCGCCTCGCAGGTTTCACAGAGAATTGTCGGGCAGTATCTTGTCGATAAAGAAGATGGCACTCATGTTTTCAGGACTATACAACCAATATATCTTAAATGCGAATCGTGCAATTCGTTGATAGTTATAGTAACGCATCACCATATTGAGAATATGGAAATTAGCAAAGAGTTAAAAGAATTGGATTTGCATGCATAAGACCGCCGCTTTCATTGTGAATTTTAATATGCCCGAACGCGCTGACGCGCTGGCGGAGTACATCGCCGCCAATGTCAAGAGTCCGTGTGACGTGTTCGTGATCGATAACGGCTCCGAACTCAAAAAGCCTAGCAAGTACACGGCCCTGAGACTGGATGAGAACGTGCAGACCACGAACGGCTGGCTGATGGGCCTGCATTACGCCGACGCGCTGGCGCGCAAGCATGGAAAGCCGTACTTTGCATATTGGTTCATCATCACATCGGCTGAGTTCGTGCCTGGTACTGGTGATCCGCTGACGCCGATGCTCAAATGTTTCGAAAGTTACGATCATGCGGTTGCCTGCCATCCTGTTTTGACGAAGGACAGCACGACCTCATGGGAACACATGAAAGGCGTGACGGGCGCGGGCTGGACAAAGACATGGATGGTGGATAACATCGCCAGTTTGTACCGTGCCGACTGGTTCGACAGCGTTGGTCGTTTCGACCCCGCGCTGACATACGCCTGGGGTATCGATCTCGAAACGTGCTGGAAGGCGCGGCGTGATAAAAAGACCATATGGCTTTCCGAGTCCGTGCCTGTCAAGAAGGTGACGGACATCGGATACAGCATGAAGCGCATGAACATGACCGCGCAGGAACGGCAGGCGAAGGCAGGCGACCAGATGCGGGAGATATTATCCGCGCGGTACGGTCCGCAATGGTGGAACAGGATGAACAATGAGTTCAAAGACTAACGGATTCTTCAAGTACAGCGATAAGCGCTCTGAGATCGTGGCGGGAATGAAACTGCCCGAGCAATGGTGGAGCCGCCCTTATGAGTACGGCTGGGCGCTTGGGCACGCCGAAGCGTCGCAGGTGGCGGCGGATATGGGTACAGGCTGGATGTATCGCCCGTTCAAGGATGCGCTGGCTGAGATATGCGGATTTGTCTATGCCGTTGATCTGGATGTGCGCTTGATGCAGCAACAGCCTGCCGACAACATGCAGTTCGTGATCGCGTCCATTACGCAGCCAATCAAGCAGATCGAGGCGGCCAGCCTTGACCGTATTTTCTGCATATCCGTGCTTGAGGATATGGGCGACATGATCGGCGATGCCGTGGCGGAGTTTGCGCGGCTGCTCAAGCCTGATGGCAGGATGATATTAACCTTCGATGTGCAGTACGACATGGATAAACCATTGGGGCAGTATCCGGGCGTGGCATTGGGAAAGTTTCTCAATTCGCTGGATGAGAACGGGCTGGTAATCGACGGTGAATTGGTATTGGACAAAAAGAACGCGGTCTACCATGAGGGCTTCAATTTGTGCTGTCTGCATACAGTGGTGAAAAATGCCTGAAAACAAGAGTAATTTATCATTCCATATAATGTTTATTATATCGAATGATAAATTACTCCATCCCCCCACCTACGGAGTAGATCAATGAAAACCATCGACTGGCTGAAATCTCAGGAATTGGAAACGGGCGGCATCGCGGCATGGGAGGGGCAGCAGGCTTATCCAGAATGCAGCGGCTACCTCATCCCCACCCTGTTGAGTTATGGCGAGAAGGAATTTGCCGAGAGGATCGCGGACTGGCTTGAAAAGGTACAGAACGGCAACGGATCGTTCAACGGACTGGATGGTATCCAACGCCCGTTCGATACCGCCGCCTGCATGGAGGGTTTGCGCGCGGCGGGTCGTGACCAGGCAGCGAACAGGGCGCAAAAATGGCTGGATAAAATGCTTCTATTCGGGCGCTTGCGCATCCATGCGGACACACAGGAAACGCATCAATACAATCTGCGCGCACTGGCGCTGGCAGGCTTGAAACTCGATTCCATACCCGAAAATGAATTAACGCCAACGCGGACTCATTACATGGCATACGCGCTGGAAGGGCTGCATAACATGGGGCTGGACATCAGCGGATACCTTTTGCCGTTTGCACAGGGAAGGACGCTGCTACCTTTCGACACGCAGGGATCGGATACCTGTGCGACCGCGCAGATCGCCGTATTGTGCCTGAAAAATAATATCGCTTGTTACGGTCTGGTTGAGGCGGTGCGTGACATGGTGGATGATGATGGCGGGGTATGGCACGGTTCGGGCGACCATCGCAAATGCGCGTGGACGGCAAAATATTATCTCGATATGGAAAAGCTGCTGAAAGGATTAAAAGAGACAGCGGAGGAAAAGAAGCCTGCCATACGGACATCCCGAAAAACAGTGATAAGTGATTAATGGAACCTTATGAGATCGATTGGAAGGAATGGCAGGAACGGCATAAACCGTTCGGCATCAGCGGCTGCATCCGCGTCCGTAATGAGGCGCAGTTCATGAAGGGCGCCGTCCTTTCGCACCTCCCCTACCTGGATGAGGTGGTTATTGTCACACAGCCGAGCGACGACGATACGGAGCAGATCGCCAATGAACTTGCGGAAACTTTCAGCAATATCAACGTCCATCACTACCCCTTGATCGTGGACTGGATCGACACGGAAGGCTTTTACAACAAAGACCCGAACCAGCCCGGTCATTTGGTACATATGAGCAATTGGGCGTTATCGAAGTGCAAATATTCGTGGATCTCAAAGAGCGAGGGCGACGTAATCTGCCTTTCGTCGTTCCAGCGCATTGTGGACGCCGTAAAGGACAGCCCGGACGTGCCGCACTATTACGGGCGGGCGATCCTGAATCTGGCAGGTCCCGACTGCGACCAGTTAAGCATGGAGAACCCGACCAATGGCGGCTGGGACGAGGCGGTGTTCAATAACGAGCCTTCGATATTCAAGTTCATCCGCAGCCAGAAATGGGAGGTCGTGCCGATCAATGCGCCTTCGACCTGCATGGGTATTTCCATGCTGCACATGAAGCGCTGCAAGGCGGATAAAGCGGACGGATGGAATGGCGAACATTATACGTCACTGGAAAAGGATAAGGTCAGGGAAATGATCCGTCCCGAATGGCGCGGCGATATTGACGAGCTATGGGATGAGATCGGCGAGACAATCGAATGGATCAAGGCGAGGGCACAGTGATCTCCTTCTGCATCATCACCGACGGAAAAGAGCCTGACAAGTTAGAGGCGGAGCTGGACAGCATCCATGCCTTGAACATGCCTGAATATGAGATCGTCGTGGCTGGTAATCCACAGGTGGGTATAAGCGCGGATGTGATCGCGCCGATGCCGCACACCGCGCGACAGGGGCGTTTGGGCGCGATGAGAAATGCGGCGGTCGCCACGGCCCGCGGGGACATTCTTGTTGTTGCCGACGACGATATGATCTTCCAGAAAGATTTCCACGAAGGGCTGGAAAGAATGGACGGCGATTGGGACCTGATGTCCTGCAAAATACTCAACCCGGACGGGACGCGCTATTGGGACTGGAAGGCGCACTACGCGGGCAAGAACTGGCTGCTGGAATACGGTGAGGAGCATGAATACCAGTCATTGACGGGGGGTTTGACGATCATGAAACGACACGTTTGGGAGCGCGTGCAATGGGATGATGAACTCGGCTTCAATCAGGCCGAGGATGTCGATTTTACCAGTCGGGCAAAGGCGGCGGGATACCGTATCGTATTCAATCCGCGCTCGACCATCATACACGACGCCCCATATACCCAGATCGGGTGGGGGGTCTTGAAAATCAAGGAGTAACACAATGGCACTACAACTTTCAACCTCAGTAAGAACCACTCGCGTCGGTTCCATCGAAGGCGTGATTGGCGGGACGGCATTATTCAAGATGCTGACCGGTTCAGCGCCCGCAAACTGCGCGGCGGCGGATACCGGCTCGACCGTTGCGTCCTTTGCGCTGCCCGCCGACTATCTGGACACCGCCACGGGCGGGACGGTCGGCAAGAACGGCACATGGCAGGAAGCATCCGCCGACGGATCGGGAACGGTCGGATATTTCCGCATCTATGACCAGCCCGGCACGACCTGCCACATGCAGGGAACTGCCACCAATACAGGCGGCGGCGGCGATCTGGAACTGCAAAACGTGATCATCAATGCGGGCCAGCAGATCACCATTACTTCATTCGTTTTGACCGACGGAAATGCCTAGTAACGCAAAAAAGAGGAGCAACAATGAATAAAGCAGAGCTACTTGCCGCGCTTGCGGCAAAATTCAGCCTTGTGGGACAGGTCACATCCGAGGGAACTGACGGGACGATCAACAAATACAAGGTGCAGGTGTATGAGACCGGCATCGGCGGCTCGAATAATATCCGTTCCCGTTTTGTCGGTTTCCTCGTTAGGGATGAGGGTACTGCGCAGGAGTCCGCTTTTTGGGCGACCGACGAACCGAATCCGACCGTGCTGCCGTCCGCATTTGCGAACGATGTGCGCGCGCTTGCCAGTTCCCGCATTGGCACACTGGTGGGCGGCGGGACGCTGAATAGTTTCGACTTCGAGTACATCGATGCTGATAACCAGAGGGCGGTCGTATGGCTCATCACCGATTCGGCTGGCGTAAAATCCGAACGGAAGGCATTGATCGAGCGCAACGCCGGTAACTGGTCATTCAGCACCATCCCGACGCCTGTAAGAACGGGCGTCAGATAATATAAGTGGCAGCTCCAACCGTTCGCGGCACGTGTACGCCCGTTGTCTTTGTTGGCGTAAGTTCCAGCCTTGTCATCGTTGACACGGTTGGCGCGGTTGACGGTGACATCCTTGTATTGAAGTGGCAATCGGCGGAGTCGGCGACTACTATTACAGGTTATCCTGATGGCTCGTGGGTGCAACCGTCTGGTTTTCCCGTATCGGGTAATGGCGCGTCCTGCTCGATGGCGTATAAACTGGTTGCCGCGAGTGAAGGTTCCACATGGACGTTCACGCTGGACGCCTCCACCCGAAACGGAATTGCCACAGTTGTAATCATTGATGGTAGTACGACGGACAATCAACTCAATGGAACACCCGCAGGTGTACAGGATACCAACGGCACAAGCCACACCACGCCGTCCCTGACAACGACGGTCAATGATACTCTGTTGCTGACGCTGTTCGGCGCGGACTCGACCGGCTCGCGCACATGGAGCGGCGGCGGCGATACTGAATTAGCGGATGCCCAGGAGTCTGGGACGTGGACGAGCATGGCAATATACTCGTCCGTACAGGCTACGGCGGGTTCTGTTTCCAAGACCGCCACGTCAAGCGGGAACGTGATCGCAAGCATGGGCATCATTGCCTTCTCGCCCAATCCGTCTGGCATCGATGGCACGGTATCCAAGACGCTGGGCAGCCTGACAGCTTCCACTGCGGGAACGGTGACTGTCAGCGGCTCGATGATCAAGACGCTCGGCACGGCCAGCACCAGCGCGCCCGCACAGGTGGAAGTGACCGCATTGGTGGCGGAAACATTGGCGGCGCTGGCGCTATCCAGCGCGGGCATGGTGACGGTATCGGGGACGCTGTCAAAAACGCTGGACACACTGGCGCGGACTATCAGCGGCGATGTAACCGTATCGGGAACGCTCGGCAAGACTTTGGGCGATGTCACCTCCGATTCGGGCGGGAACGTGGATATAAGCGGCTTGTTGGGTGTAACGCTCGGGGCGCTGATAGTATCCTCGGCCGGCAATGTGGATATAACCTCGTCACTGTCGAAAACACTGGCCGCATTGACATCCAGCGCGGCGGGCGATGTGACCGTGACAGCCTCCCTGACGCAGACGCTTGCGGCGCTGGTGTTGGCGGCATCGGGAACGACCAGCACGGAAGTTCTGGCGGAACTGGCAAGGACGCTGGACGATCTTGCGCTATCGGGCGCGGGCAATGTGGACGTATCCGCGACACTGGGAAGCACGCTCGGTATTTTGATACAGTCGTCAAGCGGAAATGTGGATGTATCGGGGACTCTGACAAAGACGCTCGGCAGCTTGGTTTTGAGCGCGGGCGGGAACGTGAATATTTCCGCCGAGCTCATGCAGACATTGGGCGCGCTGCTTTTGACGGCCAGCGGCACGACCAGCACGATCATCCTTGCGACACTGGCGGCCACGCTGTCTAACTTAACCAGCAGCAGCGCGGGAGATGTGGCGGTAAGTGGTATAATGGGCAACACGTTCGACGACGCGGCCATGACAGGGAGCGCAAACGTCGCAGTCGGTTCGAGCGTGTCAAAAACATTGGGAAGCGTCACGAGTCTGGGGAGCGGAACCGTGACCATATCCGCCGAAGTATTACAAACATTGGGAGCAATGACCGTCACCAGTAGCGGCGCTATTTCCGTTACCGGGACGCTGAATCAGGTGTTGGGCGTGCTGCTGCTTGTGGCAGCGGGCGCGGACATTTCCTCATTCAGCAGGAAGGGCATTGTTTCGGCAAGCATCCGCAGGAATTACACGGCAGAGGATGATACCTACACTGCGGAGATCAGGCGGAATGTAAAGGCGTAACTATGGCAACCATTCAGGAAGCGACGATCAACCAGACAGGGAACGAAACCCGCGCATGGACGGCGGATTTCACCGACGACCTGCCCAGCGGCGGGACGGTCACGAGCGGCACGGCCATCCATTACCCCCCAGCGGGAGGCGGGACGATCACGCCGACGATAGCCGTCACTAATCCGTTCGTATCCGCGACGCTGGCGACGCCGGATACCACGGGCATCCATTACCTTTCCATCCTCGGCACGTTCAACAATAACGAAGTTTCCGAGGTGCGTATTGCCTTCCCCGTCGGCTATGAGGCAACACAGGCAAGACAGGGCATGGCGACGTTGATCCGCAAACTGCGCGGCATGACCAATGCCAGCGCTGTGGAATATGAAATGGCGGGCGTGCCGTTCTGGTCGGACGCGCAATTGCAGGAAATACTCGACGATAACCGCGTGGATTTCTACGAGGTGGAATTGTGGAAAGTTCCCAAGACGGTAGCCAGTTCGCAGGTGTATCTGCGTTACGACGCGCCGCACGGCAACCTTGAGACATCAGACAGCGGCACGGCGATATTCAACATCACCAAGAGCGACGGCACGCAGGGGACGGCGGGCTTCTCGGTGGATTACGCAAAAGGCATTGTCACATTTACGGCGGATCAGGGCGGCACCGCCTGGTTCATGTCCGGACGTTCGTATGACCTTGAGCGCGCGGCCGCCGACGTGTGGGGACAGAAGGCGGGCTATTACGCCACCGCCTATGACGTGAAAACGGACGGCCATGATCTGACCCGCAGCCAGTTATACAAGCAGGCAGTGGAACAGGAAGCCTATTACCGAGCGCGCGCAGGCGCGTATGCCGTACTTGTGGACAGGGGTGATACATGGTAATGCCCTCCCCCACCGAACTGAGGCGGATACGCTCCGACATGGAGGCGGCTACATTACCGGATGTATGCAATATCCTATCCGTGACGCGCACCAGCGACGGGCAGGGCGGATTTACGGACACCTGGGGAACGGCGACCGCCAATGTCAAATGCAGGCTGGACCTGTTCACATCGCGCGGCGTGGGACTGGTCGGTATAGAGATGCTCAAGAGCGCCTCGCTCAAGCCGTTTTCTACTTGGATATTATCCGTGCCTAACGGCACGACATTGACAGCCGCGCACCGTGTGGAAGTCGGCTCGGACACCTTCAACGTGATCGAGGTGGACGCGGGCCGTTCGTGGGGCGCAAATGTGCGGGCAACATTGGAGCGGGTATGAGTCAGATCGTCATCAGTGTAAGCGTTGACACCTCGCGGCTGGACGCCATCGCCGCCAAACTTCCCGCCGCCGTTTCAAAGGCATTATTGACTTTAGGGTATCGGGTGGAAGGGGACGCAAAGCAGTTCGCGCCGGTCGATACGGGCGCATTGCGTAACAGCATCAACACGGAGCAGGTTAATGCCATGACCGTGCATATTCAGGACGGTGTGGAATACGGCATCTACCAGGAACTTGGCACGCGCAAGATGAAGGCGCAGCCGTTCATGATCCCCGCCGTTGAAAAGAACTTATCCGAGAATGACCTTATAAGCATGTTTGCGGCGGCCTTGATATGAACTTCTTCGGCACATTGAACACCACCATCTATAACACGCTGTCGGGGACGGCGCTGACGTCGGCGCTGGGCGGGACGGCCATTTATTACCTGCAAGCGCCCGACGACGCGGCCATGCCCTATGTGGTCTGGAACTGGCAATCGTCAGTGGACGATAACATGACCCCCAGCCGCATGAAGAACAGCATCGTCAACGTGCGTTCTTTCGCAAGCAGGCCCGCGCAGAGCGGGACGATAGAAGCCATTATTGACGGCTATTTACACGGACAAACCCTGAGTGTATCAGGTTGGTCGAATTTCTGGACGGCGAAGGAATTGGATTTTTCCGACGTGATCACCGAGCCGAACGGAGAAAAAACTTATGTCTCGGGCGGATTGTATCGCATCCGCATAGGACAATAAAAAAGGAGTACTACAATGCCAGAATTTTCAGGAAGCGCACTATACATGAATTGGGTGTATTCGGGCGGCACGGTTGTCTTGAGCGGCAACCAGCGCACCGCCTCCCTTTCGCCCGCGATGGATTTCATCGAAACGACCGCAGGCAGCGACCCGCGCAAGACCCGCATCAAGTCGATTGCGGATGTCAATGCCAGTATTTCCCTGCTGGCGCAGACGGGCGGGACCGCGCTTGAGGACGCATTGGCGGAAGGCACCGAAGGGACGTTGAACGTCTACCCGGAGGGTACATCCAGCACCAAGCGGCAGTATGTCGTTGGGGCGTTCTCGCAGGGCGTGAAGATCAGCCTGCCGTATGCGGATGTGGTCGAATTGACCTGTGACTTCCTCGGTAACGGAAATTACAGCCGCACAACCGTCTAGTGAAAGGATAATCACATGGGAGCAAGCGCAAAAGGGATCGTCGTTTTATCGGATAAACGCGAGATCGAGGTGGACGTTTCCACCATGACGCTGAAAGAGTGGCGCAATATATGGAGTCCTTCGACTTCCGACGAGGAGAGCGACAAGGTGGTTGCCCGCCTCGCCAATATGAAGTCGAAGGACCTCGAAGGTATGCTGCGCGACGATTACAGGCGCATTATCAGCAAGATTTTCGAACTATCCAACAGGCCGCTAGACGACCCAAACTCTCCAAGCGCGTCTATCTAGGGTTATTGAGCCACAACGATGTCAGGATGCCCTTCGAGTATTACCGTTGGGAACTGGCCGAGCGTTTTGGCTGGACATTGGAATACATAGATGCGCTGAAAATAGAGGACTTCCACGAGCTTTTACAGGTGGATGATGGGAAGGCGAAAGCGGGTGCAAGCTCGCTGAATAAAAAGAGGAAATTTTGAGTACTAAAGTCGCTTCGCTAGTAGCCGAGATTACCGCCAATACGTCTGGATTCCAGCAGGGAGTTGCTCAGGTCAAGAGCGGCCTGACTGAAATATCAAAGGCGTCAAAAGCCGCCGGACAGGCGGGTGTTACTGCTTTCGGCAACTCCCTTGCGTCGGGCGGTAAATATAACGCGATGCTGATGCAGGGGGCGCAGGCGGCAAAGTTGAACAGCGGCGCCATGTATAACATGGCGCAGGCCAGCGGGCTATGGACGAGCAGGCAGCTTGCGGCGGCAACCGCCTCCGAGGTATTGACAAAGCGGGCTTATCAGCTATCCGATGCCGTTAAAAAAGGAACCATAACCTCGGCGCAGGCGGGCGCTCAATGGCGTAATTATTACGACGAGCAACAAAAAGTCATGTGGCAGGCGTCCTCTTTCGGGGAAAAAATGGATATGATCCGCCCGAAGATCAACGCCGTCACGATGGGGATCGCCAAATTCGCGGGCGCGGGCCTGGCGGTTGGACTTGCTACAAAGGAAATATTTGACTTTGCCAAATCGGGGGCGGAGATCGAGTACATGGAATCGCGTTTCGGGCGTCTGACCAAAGCGGCAGGCAGTACCAGCGACGTATTCCTAAATCAACTCAAGACTGCCACAAAGGGAACTGTGAGTGAGTTTGACCTCATGCGGCAGGGTTCCGACCTGCTGCAATTGGGGCTGGCGAAAGACACCGAGGAGGCCGTAAGGCTGTCCAATGTGATGACCGCGCTGGGCATGGATACGGGGGAAATGACGCTGGCATTGGCGAACCAGTCGAAACGCAGGCTTGACCAGTTGGGATTGTCACTTACGCGATTCAACCAGATCGAGGCGAAACTGAAGGATAAGGGACTGAGCAAAGAGGAGGCTTTTAAGCAAGCCTTCCTGCAAACAGCCGAGGAGACCGTTGCGATCACGGGCAACCGCGCTGATTCAGGCTTCGGCTCGTTCCTGAGGGTAGGGGCGAGCGGTTCCGACCTGTTGAACACGATCAAACAGCAGGCCCCGAATCAATCGCTCGGCTTTTTATTCGGCGGTGATACCGTCGCTGAGACAGCCGAAAAGGTATCCATGTTCCTGGGCGGGGTGAATAACCTGTTGCAGGGACGCACGCAGTTAGACCTTTTTGGCGATGATGGCGACTGGATACGGCAGTCAGGCGTACAGGATATGTCCAGTTTATGGGCAAACCGCGGAAAGGGACCGGGCGGAAAAGGACCGGGCGGCTTAGGCGACCGCGCCATTACAGGGCTTTCCGCTTTGCAATCCTATACCGCGATGGCCTTTGCCTATCAGGGAGTTGGCGGCGGTCCGCAGCAGCAACCGGAGGAGGAAGCCGCACCCATTGATTATGAAATGATGCTCAAGGGCGGTCTGGCATTGACGGACATGAACAAGAAATACGGCGGATCGATAGCCGAGATCAACGCCGCCCTGCAGCAGGAAACCGCCATATTACAGCAATTACAGACGGCGGGATATTCGGCTACATCGAGCAAGATACAGGAACAGATTGAGAAGGTCAACGAACTCAAGAGCGCTTCGGCGGAGGCGGCGCTTGCGCAGGAAAACGCGATGGAATCCTTCGCTCTTTCAACGCTGGCAAGCAAGGAAGCCACCGATGAAATGCAACTGAAATATGCTGTTGCCTCCGGGCAGATTTCACAGGGCGCGGCCAACCAGCAGGTTGCAATGAGCAGGCTGGCGGATGCGTTCATGTCCGGGTCGCTGAATGTGGACGCATACGCGGCCGGCGTGAATGAACTGGTCAATAAAGTGGCGGGCATGGACGGCAGGCGCGCCAATATGTATATCGACATCTGGATCAAGACCCACGGCGGCAACCTGCCTGTCAGCACCGGACTGCACGACCAGAGCGCCGCCCCACAAGGTCCGCTATCGGGCGGGTACGCGGAGGGCGGTTTCGGCCTTTCAATGATGCGTCCGGGCGATCTGTCAAGCGTCGGTGAGCAGGGCGAAGAGGGCATATTCGATACCGGTCACGGCCTGTACGTCATCCCTGCCCCCGAGTGGCGCAAGATGAAAAATACGGGCGTCAGATCG